AACGGGCACGGGCGGAACTGGCAAACATTTATGTAGGCACTGGCTTTGACGTTGCCAATCCCAGGGTGATCGCATATCTGAAAAACAAGACATACAAGTTTGCAAAGGAAGTAAATGACACTACACTGACCAAACTGAAAGCCACGCTTGCTGAAGGAACAAAAGAAGGGCAGAGCGTAGTCAAGCTCAGGGATAGAATCAGACTTGTTTTCACTGATGCAACTAAACGCAGAGCGACTATGATAGCCAGGACGGAAGTGTTAGGGGCGTCGAATTTCGGGGCTTATGAATCTTACGTCCAGAGCGAAGTTGTCAAAGAAAAGGAATGGCTGACGACAATAGACGGAAGGGAAAGGCCGTCACACGCAGCAATCAATGGACAGATAAGGAAACTAAAACAGACATTCTCCAATGGCTTAATGCAGCCTGGGGATATGGCTGGTTCAGCGGCTGAAGTAATCAACTGTCGCTGCACATTACTTCCCCTTGTTGAGGAGGGATAAGATGCTACACCAAAAAACACGAATGCAGATGAAAGATTTTCTCGCTCCTTTGGGAAGTAAGTTTCCCAAGGCTATGAAGAAAATAGAGGGAACGTATCCAGACATTGCACCTGACCAGGAATATATCAGACGTGCATTCATGCCTGAAGATATTGAGTTCAGTGAGAGCGAAAAGGCGATGATTGGAACCATAACTAGTTTAAGCAAAGACTCATATAATGAAGTCGTTTTGCCAGAGGGCATGACCACAGACGCATATTCCGGGATAGTCCTTTATAATCACGACTATACGCGGGAAGACGTACCACACGCAAAAAATATGTGGATAAAATCAAACGCTGATAACACTGCCTTAATAGCTAAGACAGCTTATCTGCCTGAGTTCTCAGAACTGGCAGAGAAGGTATACGCCTATCGAAAAGGTCTGAATCCGTTAGGGCAATCCATAGGGTTTATGCCTATCGAGTGGAAATCACCAAAAGACGACGAATATGCTGATCTATACGCTGATTGGGTAGAGCGATACTGGCAGATGATGAAATCCAGAGGCGTTAAAAAGACCGCTCTTGATATGACCGAACCGGACATAATTTATACTAAATGGGCACTGTTGGAATATTCAGATGTTTTCATTCCAGCTAATGCTGATGCCGTTCAGATTGCCGTGTCAAAAGGTTTGATTCTGGAAGCTGAAAAAGACAAGTATACAGAAAAAGAACTGGGCGTTATGACAGCGATGACCGGTGAATCTATAGCCGCTGACACTGGTGAAGGTGAAACAGATGATACCAGCGACGGCACTAATGATCCAGATGAGCATATAATTTCCAAAGAGCTGCGAGATGCTATTAACAAAGCTACGTATACCAAAATTGATTCACCAGATACAGAACAAGACACCAGCGGCGATGACCCTGACACCGTTGCTGCTTTAAGAGAAGAAATCAGGGTAATGGATGCCAGATTGATCGCTATAGAAGCGGCGTTTTCTGGTACAGCTAAAATGACCGATGATGACTTTGCTAATGCAATTAAGGAAGCATTTAACAAAGTCTGACCGCTCAAAAGAAACATTAGGCGTAAAGACGCTGGAGATTCGTTGAGAAGGATTAGGCGTTCAGTGCTAGAGATGGTTGAAGAGCTACAAATCAACAGGAGTGTATGATGACACCAGAAGAACTGAAAGCACTAATCGAGTCTCTTATAACTGACCTCAAGACAGAACTTAGCGACGAATACGGAACGAAACAGGCAGAGCGTGACGAAGAGTGGAAAACCCGGACTGACGCAATGGAAACCAAACTGGGCGAGTTCCAGGAATCAATCAAGAAGCTGGGACAAGAGCCGCCACATCCGCCAGGTGCAATCGATGGTGATAACGGTGATCCTACGTGCGGATATGATGATATTGGTCAACTGGCAATTGATGACATAACAGCAACCAGATCGGGCGATATGCCCGAACGCTTGAAGAAGCTGCGAAAGATTACGGCTGAAAGAGCCGCAGGAACTGGTTTTGTTGTTGGTGATGATGAACGTGGTGGATACTTAATTCCAGAAGCATTCTCAACTAATATCTGGAAACGTGCGCTTGAACTATCGGGAATTATGAGCCGTGTAACGGTTCTTCCGATAAACGTTCAGCACATCAAACTCCCGGCAATGGGTGGATATGACAAGTCGGGCGGAACGGTTTTCGGTGGAATAACATTCTACGACGAAGGCGAAAACGACCAGTTGCAGGATGTTAGACCTGCATTTGAGATGGTGAGCTATACCCTCGGATTGCAGGGCGCAACGACTCACGCATCTGACGCAATGATGAGATTTTCACCAGTTGCTATGTCAAGTTTCATCAACAACTTATTCTCCGAAGGTCTTGCATGGAGAATCGAACATCTGCTGATCAATGGAACGGGCGCAGGCCAACCGACCGGGATTATAAACGCTGGTTGCAAAATTGCCACACCCGCTGAAACTGGTCAGACGGCTGCAACAGTTGTATATGAAAATCTGATCAATATGGAATCCCGCATTTGGCGTGATACTAACGCGCAGTGGGTCTATAACCGCAAAGTGCTGCCGCAGTTGAAATCTCTAGATTTCGCAGTGGGCGCAGGCGGAACTAAAATCAGTAAAGCCGAAGCGATGAGCGGGATGGATGAAGTCAAGAATGAGCATTGTCAGACGTTAGGTACTGAGGGCGATATAAGCTTGGTTGACTGGTCGCAAATGTATGTTTGTCTGCCACAGGGACTGAAATCAGGTCAGTTCGATACGTCGATCCATTTCAAATTCGACTATGCACAGACTTCTTTCCGCCTGATTTATTACATGGACGGCAAGTTCCTTTGGAGAACATATGAAACACCGCACTATGGCGACACCGTATCACCATGCGTAACCCTGGCGACTCGCAGCTAGATACAAAAAAAGATAAGAGGTGAAAACAAATGAACACAATCGGACAAGAGATAATGGCTTATAATCTTATCACACCGCAAGATGTAGCCAGTGCAGCCGAGACATCAACAACTGTATATGTCTCGATGGCTGGCGCAAAAAGTGGATGCATAATTATCACAGCGCATCTTACTGCTTCAAAGACCGCAGATTGTCAGTTGACCTGCGCTTCTGATACGGCAGGAACTGGTAAAGAAGACGTATCAGGAAAGACAGTCTCATTGGGCGATTCCACCGGCGGGGAATATGTAGATAAGATAGATTTCGATGTGCATGATCTGGATCTGGACGACAGCAAATATTTTGTCGGCGTGGACGTAACCACGAATCAATCCGGTGACGATATTGCTGCTACTTTGATAACTGCCAGGCTGGATTATGCATATGGGGATGATATGTTTTAATTAGCATATATAGGAGGCATGGACATGGTAAAAGGTAAAGTAAATCAAGTCAAGGCGATAGAAGTCGCCTTGACTCAAAAGTGGATGGCGTTTCCAATCGGAATGGTGCTGAACCTGACAGAAATCAAGGCTAAAGAATTGATTAGCCGTGGGATTGCTGCAAAGGTGGGCACTGCTCCAAAAAACCGGGCTGTAAAGCCTGGGGAAACGGTGGTTAAATAACTCCGCTAACACGGGATATAACCCCGAAGGAGCTTTTGAATAATGGCTGTAAATAGTAAACGAAGTACCTTATATGTTTATAAAACCAAAGGCGGGATGTTCACAATAGTAGATGTGAGTAGACATCCTGGAAATATTTATTGGGTAGATTCTGGCGCAACGCTGGCATCTGATGCCTCTGGCTATGGCGATAACCCGGATGCGCCTTTTGCAACTATAGATTATGCAATCGGTCAGTGTACTGCTAGTCAAGGTGATGTTATTTACGTTATGCCCGGACATGCAGAGACTATCGCCGCCGCTGCTGGCATCGCTATTGATAAAGTCGGCGTTTCTATCATTGGTCTCGGAGATGGTACTGATCGACCAACGATAACATACTCTGCAACGGCTTCCACGATGACAGTAACTGCCGCTAATGTTACTATTGAGAATATTCTTTTCACCAATAGTATCGACGCTGTTGTAGTCGGAATACCGATAACAGCCGCGTATTGCACCATTCGCAACTGCGAATTCGTTGACGCAAGCACCTACAATGTGGTTGATTGGTTCACTCTGTCCGCCGCTGGTGATAATGCGCTGATTGAGAACTGTGTCAACACCGGTACTGCAACGGCTGGTAATGACAGCTTCATTAGTCTAGCCGCTGTGTCTAATGTGCGAATTCTGAATTGTGTCTCTCAGGGCAACTTTGCGGCTGCAAATATCGAATGTACCGCCGCAGTTGTCGATCTGCTGGTTGAAGATTGCAAGTTAGAAAACGCCAACGCTGTAGATGTGAATATCGAAGGATACGCTGCTTCTACCGGCTGGCTTGTTAAAAATATGCTCCATATCGCCACTGATGGTCAGATTACTGCGATAAATACACCAGGGGCAATGGCGTTATTTGAAAACTACCAGGTCAATAATGACGGCGAAACAGGATCAGTTGTTGGAACTCCATCGGTCGATAGTGGTGGAACCGTTATCATCACTAAAGACATTACTTGCTCCACTATTCCAGACGACGGCGGCGGAACTCCGCTTTCCGTTCCTCTGACTGGTGCAGCTTCTGGCGACCTCGTTCTGGAAGAGTTGATAATGCAGACTGATTCTACAGGGCTGGCTGGTGCGACGACTATTCAGGTCGTTTGTGATAATGTGAAAGGTCTGACTGGTGCAACAGTTCCGATTTGGGATGAAGGTGTCGCCAGCTTGGGCGCGAATAAAACGATAAACTCAAGCGGATCGGATGTCAACGAATTGCCCATTATGCTGGAAAGTACGAAGAAGCTATACATAAACGGCGATGATGGCGTTGGAACTGGCGGTGGAGTAGTAGAAGTTATAATGAAATTTAGACGTGTAACCGCTGATGCGACTATAGCGGCTGCGTAACGATGTAATCAAGGAGAAGATTATGAATGACAGATTAGCAAAGCAGAAACCAGGAATAATCGGAATAGCATCTGCGCCGATTGGTCGATACCGTATATTCGATTGGGCTATCGACCGGGTAATATCACCAGTGGGAACAGTCCGCGAGTGGGGAATTGGTTTATCAGTTCCTGCGAATTACAACAAAAGTTGTCGGGCTGTCCTGGAATCAGACGCAGAATGGCTCTGGCTGATGGACGACGATCATATTATGGATCAGGACATTCTCCTGAACCTATTGGAACGGGACGTTGATATAGTGACACCATTATATCTGCGCCGCGTGGCTCCATTCGATCCAGTCGTTCACAGCGATGAAGGGCAAGACTATTACCGCTATAATTTCAAGTACCTGAGCGGAAAATCCGGGTGCGTGGATATTACCGAATCCGGCACAATGCCAACAGGCGGGATGCTGATTCGGCGGAATGTTCTGGAAGCAATGAAAGATCCCTGGTTCGAGCATGGAAAGATTGATCCTGAATACGGCTCATGGGATCTATACTTCTGCGCTAAAGCTGTCAAAGCAGGATTTAAGCTTCACCTTGATTTGGATAATGTCATGGGACATATAATTCATTGTGCTGTCTGGCCCGTCAAGGGTGAAGATGGCGAATATAGTCCCGATATTAGGGCCGCAACAATAACATAGGCGGGGTCTCTCAAGTGGTTGGCCGGGTTCCTTCTCCTTGCCTGGTCAACCACCGCCTTCACATGGTAGTGATAAAATGAGTATTGTATCATTAGACACATTAAAATTATATATGAAGATACCCGAAACAGACGACAGCAAGAATGACGAACTGGAATTATATCTTGATGCCGTTAATGGCTGGATTCCGCTGCATTGTCATCGGACATTCACCAGCGCATCATATACTAACCAGCTTTATAACGGGAATGGCAGGCAGACTTTGAGAATAATCAATTATCCAATTACTG